TAACAGTATTCATCCATGTCAACGTCGCGGATGATTTCTGCTATTCGTCGCCATGACCTTGCTGTCAATTCTGCGGGGGATCGCTTTCTACCCATCATGCTTTCCTTTCTATCGTCAACTCGACTCTTGGGTGCTCCTTGTCAATCTCGAACCTGGGCGGCAGCAGTGCAAAGTGCTCGTGGTCGTCGTCACTCAGCAGGCCAGCGTCCACGAGGCCGTCAATAGCCGCCTTCAGGCTTGCGTTGTAGTTGGGGCCGTCCCGTCGCCGCTTCTGCGCGTGGAAGAACGCTGCGCGGCCTTCTGCGCGCTCCCACGGGCATGTTTCGATCCCTTCGGCTTCGACGGCCCGGCGGGACAGGCGGCGATACTTCTTGGTTGCCGCCGCCTTCTTCATTCTCCCCCCGCGACTCCCCGGCGGGCGGTTCGGTGACAGCACGCGGGGCGGAAGGGGGAGAACGATTGTTACCGATTCGTTCATACCAGTATGATCTTCTGTTTGCGCTCGTCAGCCCACCGGGCATATCCGGCCTCAACGAGCTGCTCCATTGCCGCGACGGCCGCGTCGGCGTTCTTGTACCGCTTGGCGTTCAGGCGCTGGACCTGCCTGACCGTGGCGCTGTTGCCCTTGCATCGGTCCTTGATGCAGCCCAGCAGGTAGTCGGCCTGCTTGCGGGCGTACTCAACGTTCGAGAACTGGAACACGCGCATTTGTTCGGCAAGACACCACTTCGCCCACGCCACTCCGGCCTTGGCGCTGTCCACACCGACCGGCCCGGCAACCTCGCTGCCGTCGCCGCATGCCAGCACAAGGCCGTGATGGATCAACGCCATGCGTGCGGCCATGACGCGGGCCTTGGATGCCACCGACCGGCAGTGTTCGTCCTCCATGCCGTGCGTCAGGTGCGATACTGCGTTGAAATACTCCACGTAGACCTTTTTGGCGTCCGGCGAGAACTTCAGAACATGGGGCTCGAATCTTCCCGTATTGGTGTTGAGCGCTTTGAACGGCCGCGTGCGGAGCCACATGATCGCGTCATGCCAGTCGTCGCTCGCGTCATCGGCAACTACGTCCTCAGTCCAGTACATGTCCATCACCGGCGGGCATGCTATCAGGATTCGGGGCACAAGGCCGCTCGCAAACTTGCCGGGGTCGAAGCACTCGGCGAATATCTTGGGCTGAATGCCTCCTATCACGCTGCATGCAGCCGCCGGTATGCGTAACTGTTCGTCGTTGGTCTTGCGGTCCAGTATGTACTCCTTGGCTCCCCAGAACTCGATCCATGCCTGTTCGTCGCCGCCTCCCCCGCCTTTCTTGTAGGCGTTGAAGCTCTTGGCCCATCCCGCCAGCTCGTCGCGGAAGCAGCAGACACCACGCGGGTTCTCTGCCATGCGCGCTATGAGCGCTTCGAGTGTCGCATCACTCAGCAGCACCCTGCCCTGCGGGTTGAGAATTGTGTCATCAGCCGCCTCGTCAATCGGCACCGGGGCACGCAACGGAGACATGACCTCGTTGAGGGGTCCGCTCTTGTTTGTCCCCGACGGGCTGGCGAGACCGGCCCACAGGATCGGCGGGACCACAAACCCCTTTTTGCATTGCAGCCGCCAAGCGTTGCCCATCGCCGCGCCGGCCACAACGAGCGCCGGGAGCCCGGCAAAGGAACGATCAACGACATGAGCGTCGGCAACCTGACGGCAGAAGTCGGCAACCTTCTGCGGGAAGCATTCCAGCGGGAACGGCTCACGCCCGGGCGCGTCGGGCGGGTTCGAGTCGGTAGAAGTGGCAGCTTCCACCATCTTCTTGACCGACTCCCTGATACTCGGGAGTATCGCCATAGCGTTCGTGCTGCTTCGGAGCCCGTACTCATCCAGCAGCCAGCCACGCGGCTTTTCGCCGGACGTGTCCCGTGCTTCCTTCACCTTGCGCTCGAAGTCACGGCGCTCGCGGGAGTCGCTGCGGTCCCACGGCGGACTGCACCGGGGGTTGAACTCAGCCCACAGCAGATTCAGCGCCGTGGCGTCGTCAAGCTCGAAGCCGACCACCATTGCCCGCGCAGCCCACAACAGGGCGTTGTGTCCGCCGCTTCCCTGTACCGCCGGGTCGCACTCCTGCAAGTAGAGCCTGGCCCGCTCAACCACCGACACGCTGCCGGACAGGGACGGCTCTTCCGACTTGGCGGGCGGTGCGCCGCTCCCCGGCGGGTCGATCCGCTCCCACGGCGGCACGTTGCGCTTCTTCGGTGCCAGCACGTCAAGCAGAGCGGCCGGGGCGTCCGCAATCTCTGTGTCGATACCGTACGGCCAGTCGTAACGCTGCCCGCTCGGATGCAGGGACGGCGGCACGACCACGTAACCGCCGTTGCCGCGCACGTCGATGTGCGGCCGGAAGTTCTGCTTGTTGCGAATCTCCTTCTTCGCGGGCCAGCGGAAAAAGAGCTGCCGTCCGCCGCCGCCGGTTTTCTGTTCCAGCGTTTCGGGTATCGGAGCGGTCTCTTTTTGCAGTGACAGCAGGGACACGGAGCCCTCTTCGCCGTCAATGTCGAGAACCCAAAAGCCTGCCTCTTCGCCCGTGGCAATGCCGATGTTGGCGTCCGGCCAGCGGTCCCACCACTGCGTGATGCGGTTTTCGTTCGTGGTGGCGTCCTTGAGGCCGTGTGCGGTGATGGGCGTCTTGTCTCCCGGTTTCAGCGGGAGCACCGGCCATCCCCGGCGGGCGTATTCGAGTGCGTGCTTGTAGTAATCCGGCTCAGGCATAGTGCATTCTCTCCTTGACGGTGTTCCTCAGTCTGTAATCGGTGATTTCGACGTGTTTGCCTTTGCGGACAACGATGATCTTCTCTGTCACGTCAGTAATTCGCTGTGCCGTGAACATGTCGTTGAGAGCGTCCTCAACGGTGATCTTGCCGGCTTCAGCCCTGCCAAAACGCCTGGCCCACCACTCGCGGGCCTTGCGCTCCGCATAGCCGCCGTGATCGAGGCATACCCACTCGCGGATGGTACTCAGGCCGCAGCGATACTGCACTCTCAGGCTGTCCGGTTTGCCGGGCTTGCGGTGCCGGTGGATGCTGACGGAGTTGACTGCCAGCTCTTCCGGCTCGCTTCCCAGGATCGCCCGCTGTGCGGCTTCGGCCTCGTGCATGCGCTTTTCGCGTTCCTCGGCTTCGGCGCGTTCGATCTCCTGCTTGGGGATTTCCCATCCGCAGTGAGGGCAGACTCTGATAGCACGACTGAACACGTCGCCGCACTGCTCGCAGTCGGCCAGCCTTACCTCGCCCTCGTCGATGCAGTCGATTGGGCCGTGTGTCTCGATGCAGTGCGCGTAGTCCAGCACGAGGCAGTCAGACTTGGATGGATGGAGTCGGAGCCCCCGGCCCACCATTTGGACGTATAGGCCCGGCGAAAGCGTAGGACGCAGCAGGACGATGCAGTCAACCCGTTTGGCATTAAAGCCCTCGGTGTAGACGTTTACGTTGCAGATTGCCCGATGCCGGCCTGCCTTGAACGCCTCTGCGATCCTGTCACGCTCTCTCTGCGGCGTCTTGCCCGTAACCTGGGGGGCCTCTATGCCGTACTTGCGCAGCTCCAGCGACACGTCTTTGCAGTGCTTCAGATCGACGCAGAAGAACACGATTGACTTGCGGCCCTCGGCGTTGATGATCCCCATAGCTGACCGGACTGCCCGGCGCACGATGTCGGGCGTGTCCACGGCTCCGGCGAGCGACTTCACAACGTAGTCACCGCCTGAGTTGCGCCGTACGTTGTCCATATCGGGCTGCACGTCGCCCACTTTGCTGCGCAGCTTGCAGAGAAACCCCTGTGCTATCAGGGCTCCGACATTGGCCTCGTAACAGACTTCCTGCAAGATGTGGTCCTTGTGGCAGATCGGCCCGCAGCCCATGCGGAATGGCGTAGCGGTGAAGCCCACCACGCGAAGGCTCGGGTTCAGCTTCCGGCATGCGGTGATGAACTTCCGATACTTCCCCTCCCCCCTGGCCGGTATCCGGTGTGCCTCGTCGATGATGAGGCAGTCGAACGGCGGGAACTCACCCCACTTGTTGTAAACGCTGTCAATGCTGGCGTACGTGATAGAGCAGTCGATGTCACGCCGTCTGAGCCCGGCGGAATAGACTCCGATGTCGCCACCAGGCCAAAGCCCGGCGAGTTCTTCGGCGTTCTGTTCGACGAGTTCTTTCCGGTGAGCAAGGATGCAGCAGCGGAACGGTGGATAGTCCCGCTTCCATTGCTGGATCGCCCACGCCATAAGTATCGACTTCCCCCCTCCGGTTGGAATGACTACACACGGGTTCGTCTCCTTTGTTCGCACGTGCAGGTCAAGAGCCTCAAGCGCCTCTTCCTGATACGGTCGCGGCGTGATTGTCCCTGCGGTAATCGGCGGCGGCGTAAACAGGTTCACGACTTCCTCTCTTCCATCTCTTTCAGGTGTTCGGCAAAGCGCTTGCGGAGCCACTTCTGCCGGTCAGTGTCGTGGGGCGGGGATATTGCCCGTAGCGTCTCCCCACCGTGATAGCAGCCCGGCGTAGGCCGCCAGCTCACGCATGGCGGTATCCAAAGGTGACAGGACGTTCCCGGCTCGATTCGCAGTTTTCTTCCTGGAGTTCTTCGTAGTCACCTCGGTCGAATCTCCCTGTCTCTTCGTCTCGGCTTGAAAAGTTCTTACCGCATTCGCGGTGGTAGTCCCGGCGGCACTCAAGGCAGAGGTAAAGGTGTACGCCCTTTTTGCCTCGCTGCTTGGTGGCGTAACGGTCATCCTGCCCGCACGGGTATCCGCATCCAACACATAGGGGGCTGCTCATTCTTTCCCTCTCCATATAGCGGCGTGATTGTCTTTGGTGTAGGTGACTATGGCAACGGCGTGGTCTGCAAACTCGCACGACCCGGTTTCAGGCGTGGATTCGCAGCAGGTGGGCACCGTCTCCAGCAGATCGCCCAGCCCAAGGGCCTCAAGGGCCTCGTTGATCTCTTCGGGCGGGCCGTCCCAAAGGAGTTCGGAGTCACCCCACGGGTATCGCTGTGTGATCGGCGGTTCCTCGTGTTCGTCCAGGAACGGCGGCGTGTCGGGCTGTTTCGGGCCATCCAGCGGCCCCGGCCCTGCTATCAGTTCCTCAGTGGTCCACATGTCGCCGCCGGGGCCGTGTCGCCACACTGCACCGTCTGACAGGTTGCTGAACTCAATCCAGTCATCGCCTGCGTCAACGGGTTCGGCGAATGCCACGAGGGAGGGCAGGAGCAGGTGATGCTCACAACCCCGGCGCATGGTCTCGCGGGTGATGTCAGAGACTTCAGGGGGCAGCAGGGCGCACGACCACAGCGCGCCTTTGCTGTTGTTGATTTCCGGTGTAGCGTGACAGCACGACCGGCACGACCGGCCGGGCAGCGGGACGGCGATTTCGCTGGAGCCCCAGCAGATGGCCTTAGCGTCGCAGAATCGGCACCGGAAGTCGTCAGGCCGGGACGCAATCCGCTCCGGCGCGTTCTGAGCGGTAATGATCCGCTCCGCTCTATTCATCAGAGCGTGGAACTCGTCGGCGTTGAAGCGTATGCGCTCGGCGTACAGCTCGTCGGTGTCCTTGTTGACGGCGAGATACAGGGCGCGCTTCATCCCGGTGAGGCCCATGTACACCATCATCTGCGCGTAGTGCTGCGGCTTGCTCTTCGCTACTCCCTCTTTCTCCAGCTTGGCAAACGACTTGGCGTTGTGGGTCTTGAACTCCAGCACATGCCATGTCTCGGGGGCCTCGGGGATTCCGAGTCCGCAGCCGTCTGTGTGGCCGCTGAAATGCCCGCCGAAGGCAGAGACCTCAAACTGTTCGCCGGTCTCGGGATCGACTTCATGGATGGTGCAGCCTATAGCCCGCAGCTCTTTCACAAAGCGGGGCTCGGCAAGGTCGCCGGTCTCGAACAGCCGGTACAGACGGCCGCTGAACTCAGGCTTGCAGCAGTTGCGGAATGTGTACCAAAGGGCGCGGTCGCACTCTTTGCCGATGATGCTGGCACCAAGGTATCCCCGTTGCGGTTCGGAGTCGCCAAGGCGCTTGTGCCAGTCGTAGATCGCCTTGACAGTTTCTGATTCGCGTGGTATAAATGCAGAGAGGTCGGCCATATTCCGTTCTCCTGTGTGGTGATAGGGGCGAATGCTGGCAACCTCGGAGCCCCGGCCGGACGGCAATCCGGCCGGGGCTCACTTTTGAGGTTAACCGAGTTTGAGGGTGACGGAGGCCTTGCGGGGCGTGGTGGTCACATGCTCTGCGAGCTTCTTCCCGGCCTCGGGGAAGGTCTCGCAGACCTCTTCGTAGGCTTTGGCGTCCAGCTCGTACTTGGCCGGACGGTGCTTGAGGGGCAGCATTTCCTCGGGGAGGTCGAGCGCCCTGATAGCATCCACGTCGGCCTTGTACGAAAGGCCGCGCTTGACGGTCACGCGGACGCCGTTCCCGGCATCGACGGTCTTGCTGCCGTTTTCGGGGGCGTCAACGAGGGCCGCAATCTGCTCTTCGATCTCGATACGGCGACCCTTGGCGGCGTCCTCTTCGCGTTTGGCGTCGAAGAGTCGGCCGGACAGTTCCTGAAGATGGGGATTCATGCTTGTTCCTTGTGTTGCTTTTTCTGCAAGGCTGAAGTGATAACCGCACGAAGTTCGCGCCATGCGGTCACGTCAGCGGCTTCATGCTCGTGAATCTGATCGCTGACCTCGACGCCCGAAACTGCCACGTTTCGCAAGGCGCGAAGCAGGGCTACGTTGGTCCGCGCCTGCGAGATTCGGCCCACGAGAACGCGCACCTGATCCATTGTCTGTTCTATGTTGGCTCTTGGCACTGGACTGTGTTCTTTCTTGCGGTTGGGTAAAGGTGCCGGCCTTTCACCGGCTCGGAGGTCTCTCTACGCGCTGACCTCTAGGTGCAAGGTGCTTTGCCTACCTGCGTTCCCAGGGGCGTTTTCCCGGCTTCTCGGGCATGGCGGCGTCGCTCTTCGTGTCGTTGGGCGAGTCGGGGGCCGGTTCGTGGCGAGTCTGGCGCTGGCGCGTCTGAGGCCGGGAGCGGCTGCTCTGCCGCCCGCTCCCCAGGGCGCGATAGGCAACGACTTCGTTGTCCGGCTCGTGTCCCTGCTCGGTTTTGATCTTCACGCGGCACTCAATCTGATGTCCGATAAGTTCATCGGTGTCACCAATGTGCTTGAGTCCGCACGCAAGAGCGAGTGCTGTCATTTTGCGCAGGCCGATTTCGACGGCCTTGGCGTTGGGGTTCTCGACGTTGATGTTCGGGAACAGCTTGCGCCCGGTGTACTCTTCGCCGATAACCGTCAGTTCGACCTTGACGTATTTGCCGGTGCCCGCCTTGGTCGTCTTCAGTTCGGCGTCCTCGACTTCGACCGGATACCACCCGGCCGGGATCGGCTCGAAGCCGGCAGCCGCGTCGTAATCGTCGGTGTTGAAGTCGCCGCCGAAGATGCTGCTCAGATTTCCCATGCTGTCACTCTCCCTTTGCGGTTTGGTGGTTGAGGCCGCTGCGAGCCCACTGAAGAACAAAGCCAAGGTGGGCAAAAAGCCGGTCCTTGATCTTGTCAAGGGCAATCTGCGTGCCCGTGTTCTGATCGTAGTTTTCCGGGTTGACGCACGCCGCGGTTTCGGTGATCTCGAAGCCGGTGCGGCATGTGGCCTGCACCACTGCGGTCTTGTTGCCCAGCTTCGCGGTCTTGAGCCCTTCGTTAATCGGCACGAACCCAAGCACGTCCTGTTCGGTGATAGCATCGCCCTTCAGGTCAGCAAGGGGGAGGTTCGCCGCTTCAAAGGTCGCCTTCGGGCACCATCCGATATACCCGTCGGGGTAAAAGACGGCGTACCCCAATTCGCCGGGGTCTTCGTTTTCACGCGGGGCGCGACCGGTCAGCACGTTAAAAGTGCCGCTGTCCATCAGCTCGGCCTCGACCAGCTTCACGCCGATGTAAGTCCGGCGGATGGCAGGTGGTTTCGGTTTCTTGCTCACGTCCTTATTTCTCCTTCGGGTAGGTGCCTGCCAGCACGGCCCGGCGTTCGCTGCGGGCATCGCTGGCGTAGCACTTCGCGCAGATCATCTGACCGGCGTCATCTCGAAAGCGCATGTTGTAGTATGCGGGCTTGCCGCATCGCTCGCACGCACTGTCTTTGGGTTTGCCGACATTGCTCACGACTGCCCTCTTTCCGCCGCCTCGGTGACGGCATCCTCAAAGGCGCGGTAGTCAAGCGGCAGTTCGTACGGGAGCTGCCCGTAGAATCCGCGACCGCCGCCGGGGTGAGCCGGGCGCTTCTGTGTGTAGAGGAAACGCTGACCGCCGGTGACATCAACGCCGCGTTTCTTCTCCTTGCCGAAACCCTGATCCTCTTTCTTGACGACGACCTTGGTATTGGCAAACAGAATCAGATCGACCCAGCGGAACAGCAGGTTTGCCGTGCGCTCGTTCACGTCGAACTGATATTGATCGTAGGACTCACCTGCGGGATCATCGAAGCGTTTGACCTTGACATGGCCGATGATGATGCTGGCCATGTTCTTCTCGGCTCGGAGGGCGTCGAGCCCGTTGAGCATTCCGCGAAAGGCAGCAGCCGCCTCGATATACCCTTTGCCATAGCCGCCGCCGACCTTCTCGATACTGTCAACGGTGTACTTTTCGCAGATAGCATCCCAAATGAGGGGCTCCAGGGCGCTGGCGGAGTCAATCACGAGCGTTTTGTACTCGTGGTCTTCCTCGTACAGCGCGCCGATTGCGTCAAGCACATCGACGAACGAGTTGGCAGGCGGGAACACGGGAACGTCAAGGGCGTCTGCGCCCTCTTCTCCGCGTGTTGCGATAACAACAGGGTTGTTGAGGCCCGTTTCAACGAGCTGCCCGTCCTCGAAGTGGGAACCGCACGCAAAGGTGGTTTTTCCAATCTTCTCGACGCCCAGCAGCAGGACGCGGGGCGCTCGAAGCTGTACCCCTTTTGATAGACTTGCGAGTGAAATTGCCATGACTGGCATGTTCTCCTGTGTGGTGATTTTCTAGGCTTCGCCGTGGATGAACTCTTCCACGGACCTGCGGGACCATCGCCGCTGCCCGCCTACGGTAAAGTGCCTGATAGTGCGCACGTCTCCCGCGTTGCGATGCCTGCGGCGTGGCGGACCGTGTTGCAGATACTTCGCCAGCGTTGTCGCTGAAATGCGCAGCCGCTCGCAAAGCTCCACGTCGGTCATGGTGTCGTCTTTCGGGTGGGTTGCCTCCTTTTCTGTTTGGGTTTCAGGTTTCCCGGTGAGTGGAAGAATCGCCGAGGCGATCCGCTCCTGGTGCCTGGGGGGCAAGGCGCGGAATCGCCTGACGAGTTCTTCGGCTTTGGACATTTTCGGCCTCCTTGTTCGGTTGCTTTCCGGTTGCCCGCTTGAGCGCTTCAATAAGTTGCGCCGTTGACAGCAACTATTCATAGCTCGTCATGTGCGTAAATGCGAGCCAAACCGGCGAAAAATATAAAAAAAAATTGCGAAGGTTGTTGCAAGTCCAAAAGCGTGCTATTGTAAAAGTTGGTTGAGAAGCACTGGAGATAAGCGACAGAACGGGGCGAGTCATGTCAGAAATTACGCTGGATGGGGCCAGGCTGGATTCACTACGCAAGCAAATGGGACTGACGCAGAAGGAACTTGCTGCCAAATGCGGCATAAGCAAGTTCACCATGTGTCGATGGTGCAAAGTGGGTCAGCACAGCATCCGAACCGACAATGCCCAGCAACTTGCCTCGGCTCTTGACATGAGCCTGCAAGCACTGCTAAGAACTTGCGGCGGCAACGGCAACGGAAGCAGCGAAGTCCTGACGGCGCAGGAGCGGGACTGGCTTGAAGCATATCGCGCCATGCCGCCGCTCGAACAGGCAAGAGTGAGACTGGAGATAGAGAAGATCATCCAAGGGCAAGCATCGAGCGGGACGCAGCCGCGATAAGCTCCGCTTCCATCGCCTCGCGTGTATACCTGTCCGTGATCCTTGTTGAGCCCTGAGAGTGCCCCAGGACCGTCCTTGCGGCGTCTACGCCGAACTTCCGCCGGACCCGCGTGCCGCAGGCGTGCCGCAACTGGTTCGGAGACCAGTGTTCGACCTCGACGCCCTCTTTCTTCGCCGCCTTCACGGCATACCGCACGGCCCACGAGTAATTCTTGACGGGCCAGCCATTCGGACGGCTCTTCTCAGCGTTCGTTCTCGGAGGCTGGAAAATCGGCTCCCCTTTTTTCGCATTTTTGAGAAACGGTGATAGCACACGCTGGGCACGCGGACCTATCACAATCAGCCTGACCTTCTGCCGGTGCGTGTTCTTGTGCTGCGCTGGCCGGTAGACCCACACGCGCCGCTGCTTCTCGATCTCTTCGGGCTTCATGGCGCACAGTTCGCCCGGCCGCATGCCGGTGTACTCCTGCACCTGCACCATGCCGCGCACGATCTCCGAAAGGTAGGGAAGAGTGCGTTTGACGTGTAGATGGTGTACGGGCTGAACCGGCTTCCCCTCGGGGGCCTGGGTCCGGTTCTGTTTCAGGTTCCCGATAGCCCACCATTCGCTCTTTGTCGTTGCGGCGCAAAGCCGATTGTCGAGCGCCCATGCTATCATCCTTTTCCATATTCCGACTCGCTGGTTGATCGTGCTGCGATTGAGCCCTGACGCTTCGAGGTCGTCGCGCACGTCAAGGATCGCCGTGTATCCTATGTTGTCGATGCTCTCACGGCCCAGCCTGCCCCGCAGTTCACGCAGGGCAAGCTCGCAGTTGTGCCGCTCCCGTGTCGGCGTGCCGTCCGGCCGTCGATAGTACGTGTCAGCCCAGCCAAGAAACCGGCCGGCCACTGCGTCGAGTGTCATGCAGTTGTCATGCCGGCTTTCGGTCTCGCGGGTGGCTTTCTCCCATATCTTCCATGCCAGGGACTCCGCCAGGCTCTGCCCTTTCTCTTCGGGGATCGCCTGTTTCTGTCCGGGAAGCCGCAGGGGGAAGTTCCGCCGCTTCGTGTCGTTGGGGAGCCTGACGCGCCAGTTCCAGCGGCCTCGATTGATCCAAAGGGAGCCGGGCAGTGTGTTCATTCTGCGTGTCTCCTGTGTGGTGGTGAACTACTCCAAAGTACCACGCCCGCACGGGAGATTCAAGCCGAAAGTGTCATGCAAGTGTCATGCAGGAAAAGCGCAACCCCGGCAACTTTTGACCTTAAAGCGCCGGGGTTGAGGTAGTTGGAAATGGAGCGGGTGAAGGGAATCGAACCCTCCTAGCCAGCTTGGGAAGCTGGAGCATTACCACTATGCTACACCCGCTCAGAGGATGTCGGGAAGTAAAATAGGGCGGGAGTGCGGCCAAATCAATACACGGGGCCACTTTTTTGCACGGTTGTCGGTTATTGCTTACTCGTTGGGCGGAGAGGCCCATGACGGTGAGGGACGCGCCGTCGTGCTGGCGAAAGCCGAGTCGGATGCCGGCGGGGACGCAGGCGCCCCAGGGGCGAACCACGAACTACGAATCGCCGCTCGGAGACTTGTCCTGCTGAGCGGAAGCAGCGCCTCCCACATTGGCCACGAACCACGAATCACGAATCGCCGCTCGGAGA